AACCTGCTATTGCTTGTTGAACAAGTTCTAAATTTGTATTTGTTTTAGTTCCCCATGTACCGGCATTCTCACCGGTAGCCATAAGTTCTAGTTTAAGATCTGATGAATATGTTGATGCCATAATTTGGTATTATACACTTTTTAAGCTGCCTTATCAACTTCTGTCCAATTGTTAGATACTCCTTTATCTACTTCAGTCCAAGTGTTAGAAACTCCTTTATTTACTTCAGTCCAAGTATTAGTTACATCTGGGTCTACATTAGACCATGCAGTAATTAATGGACTATTTATAGAACCTGTTAATTGGATACCTGTAACAGGTACCTCTACTCCTGGAACAGCTACTACTGAACCTATTGATGAAGTTATTAATGAACCCGTTACATCTACGGGTGTATTGATATCAATAGTTTCTTCTCCTAAAGAAGCTGTAATTTGACTTCCTGTTACGTTTATATTTGCGTTTGCGGTAGTTGTTACAGAACCAATTGATGTTTGTATTTGACTTCCTGTAACATCGACATCTTGCCCTACCGTAGTTAGAACAGACCCAACTGTAAATGTAGCTTGACTTCCTGTAATACCAATATTAGCATCTCCAGTTATACCGACATCATTTGTTGACATCACCATGTCATGTTCAGTTACAATAACACTTACATTACCATCAGCACTTACAGAAAAAGTTCCTAAAGATATACCTAACTGAGATCCTGTTACTGGTACGTTTGCATTTCCTACAAGAGCTTCTTCTCCCATAGACATTGTAAGTTGAGATCCACTTGGTGAAGCAGTTGCTCCAGCTAAACCGTTTACACTTCCAACTGAAGAAGTTAATTGTGACCCAGTCACATTTACAATTGTATTTAATTGTATAGTAGAACTACCTACAGACCCTGTTAATTGTACACCCGTTACAGGAATATTTGCATCACCCGTAATGGATACATTTCCCGTACTTGTATTTAACTGACTTCCTGTTACAGCAACATCAACACTTACAGCATCTATACCTACAGCAGAAAAAGCAGCTTGTGAAAAGGCGGTTATACCAAACAATTTATACTCCTATAATTTTAAGAAGGAAGCAGGGGGTATGTGGTGGTGCCCTGCCTCCATCTTAAAATTATATCATCGTTTAAACCAAGAAGGAAGACCGAGATGAGGTCTTTTATCAAACATATGCTCTTCAGCACCTTTTGTTTCTACATTATTATAATGTAAAAATACTTGAACACATTCTTCACCTTTAAATTCGTTTCTCCAGTGCTCTAATTCACAACCAGAGTAAACAAGCATATCACCAGGTTCTAAATCTACTTTAATACCTTTAGTGTTTTCTGACACATATCCTTTACCTTCTTTTTCTCCGCCTTTTGTATGGTCAGGTTCTAAAAATATTGGCCAAGAATCTCCTGCAAGATTCATCGTAGCTGATATTTCGCAGTTAAATCTATCTTTATGTCTTTTAAGCTTATCTCCTTTTTTATAAATTCTAGCATAAGTGTAGGAGGGTATTAATTTCAAACTACAAATTTCTTCCATCTTTGGTTGACATTTTAAAAGTAAAGTTTCCATAGCAATATCTGAATAACACGAATACGTGTGAGGTACTTGTTCATTTTCTAATTCATATACACCAAGTATAGTTTCAAAAGGAGAAAAATATCTAGATTCTAAACAAGTGTCATAGACTTGTTTTTGTAAACTAAAATAATTTGCAACAAAAACAGCTAATTCTTTTGAAATTGCTTTTCTAATAATTTGATATTTATTTTTTTTAAAAGACATTATTCCAAGTTACCTTTCTGATCAAACTGTAAATAACCAGTGATTAAATATCTGTCTTTTTTATTAGGACATACTTGACCTCTGTGGGTATGAGTAAAGTAAGCAGGAAATAAAGCTACAGTACCTTGTTTACTTTTTATAACCGTTGAATCATAAAATTCTGTACCACAATTATGTGTAGTTAAATAAATTTGTATATTTAAAATTCTATAAGGATATGTAAGAGAATGTTCAGAATGCCAACTATTAAAACTTTTTTCTGGCTCAAAATGTTTAAATCTTAAACTAGTCATGCTCCATTTGGAAGCGGTAAGGTCTATTTCTTTAAATTTTGTTTTGTACTTATCTATCATAGTATTTAATCTATCTATAAAATTAAAAGAAGTTATATCAAAGTAATTATACCCTAAATAATCTTTATCTGCTTTTGTACATTGTCTTTTATATAATTCTATCAACCCAAGACACTCTAGGTCAGTAAAAACATTTTCTTCTATCATTACAAAATTTTTCATTATACGAAAGGATTACCCCAATTCCAAACAACCAAACTATATCTTTCACCTGAAATAACTGGTTTAACCCTATGCCAAACAAACGATGGAAAAACTACAATTGAACCCTTAGGTAAAATTTCTTTACATTGAATTATGTGTTTTTTTGAGTCTCTTAAATTCGGGTCATAATCTCTGAAGTCAAATTCTAATTCACCTCCTTGGTAGTCAGAACTATCCGATAGCTGACAGGTCATAGAAAGTTTTCTTGTTCTTTTATGGGGTTCAGACCAACTGTCTGAATGCCAACCATAATATTGGTTTAATTTATATTTTGTAAACTGGCATTCTTCAGACCAATCCCATTGAAAATTCCAATTAGCATTTTTATTTGCTCTGTGTACGTATGGTTGTATTTCTTTATAAATCCAAGGTTCACTTAACCAAACTATATCTGAATCTCTTTTCTTTTTTATGTCTAATATTTCTTCATCGTTAAGTTTTTTATTACTATCGTACCCACCCGTTCTGGCCATTTGTTCATTTTTACTGTTACCATATTTTATAACCTCGTCACAAAATTTTGGACAAAGTGCAGATTTAAAATACCAATAATTTTCAGTTAGGTTCATAATTAAAATTTATTACAATTCTTCTTTTTTCATCTGTACAAGAGGATCCTGTATGTTCTAAAATAGAATCGAACTCTACGTATTTATTTTTTTCACTTTTAATTTTTTCACCATTTTTAAATTTAGTATAGCCATTACATGTATTAATGTAAAATATCCCTGTTTTTCCTTTAGGTTGATCTATATGCATTCCGTGTTCTATAATTTTATTATCTTTTATTAAAAGATTTGCTTTTATTCTATTTATTTTTTTATATTTTAATTTATTTAAAATTGGATTTAATATGTTCAACATTTCTTTTGAACAATTTATTCCCTGTTCATTTAAGAAAGTAAATGTAAATTGAAAATTCTCATCTTGTAGATTATTAACGCCTTCATTAAAATACCAAGGCATTTCTGCAGACATAATTTTTTCTTCAATTTCTGTAAAATCTTTTTCTAATAAAAAATTTTTATGTATATTCATAAGTAATGGTTTGAATAATATTATCGTCTTCTTTTTGATTATTGTAAATGTAATAAAGATTTGTTGATGGAAACATTATAAATTTATTATTTTCTAATGGTATATCCCAACTTCTACCCTTACGTCTATTGTCTTCATAAAAAATTCTGACTGTGCAGTCTTTCACTTTTACTCCATATAGTAATGTAAAGTCAGGAGAATTCCTTAGGTCTACAGGATCCACTTGTATAAGTGGATCTGAATTTTGATTTGCACCATAAATATTTCCAAACATTTTTTTAGAAACAATAGCTATTTTAAAATTTAAAAATATATGTTCATGTAGATAAGTATTAAGAATATCAGATGTTTTCGAAAATGGTAAATCCTCATCTCCTGCTGCTATAATATTTTCAATAAGTTTTTTTCTATCTATATCCCAACCCTTCGGCATATCTACGTTTCCGAAATATAAAGATTGTTCTGATAATATTATTTTTTTCATATACCTGTTTTAAGTTGTGTCAACTCATCCTCATTCCCTATAACACCTTTTAAAAAAACATTAAAAGCTAAACTTATTCTTTCATTATTTGATGTATTATTTGTAACACTATGTCTAAGATAAGAAGGAAATATAATTATTGATCCAGATTTTACAGGAAAGTCCCATATTCCTGAATTAAAAATATTAAAATTATTTTTATTTGAAAACTCAAAAGAGGAATATCTTGGATTTAAAAATCTTATAAAATCTAAATTCTCATCTGCTTTAATATATAAAACTCCAGAAATATATGAATTAGTGTGCCAATGTTCATGATGGTAAGTATTTGCTTCATTATAATTTAACCAAGACTGTGTGATGTATAGTTCAACTTTATCATTTGAATCTTCAACAGATTTAAAATAGTCATTAATTTTAACCAATAAATCTTCATGCAAATTTTTCATTTTATTTTGTTTTAAAATAAAATTATTTTTAGATGTTTTGTTGTTGCCTATATTTACATTATATATTTTTTTATTATCTTTAATACACTCTAATTCTTCAAGTGAAAAATCTCTTTCTATTTTTGATAAATATATTGGAGTTGCAAATAAAGGTTTAATTTTTTCCATACCACCACCATTAAATTAGATTATGCTAGGTTGTTTGTCAAATCCCAAGTTTGATTTTCTTCATTCCATTTATAAAACCAAGAATGTGTTCCTGCTAAATTTTGAGAATCTTGTTCTTCAGTCAGTTCAGCAGGATCACCTATAGGTGAATGCCATTCTGCATCTGTCAAATCCTTAACCCAAGACGGAAAAGGTTTAGGTGGCCAGAAAATTTGATTATCTTCGTCCCAAGTAAAACCGATACTCGCATAGTTTCCTCTAAATGCTGTACCATCTAATCGATGTGTATTTTTAATAGTATTATAAGATGTTTGAATCCACAATTCTGCAGGCCAATTATTGTGTGTTTGTAAATATTCTTGACCTACTGATTCATCTTCAACACCATCAGCGTTAAGCAGATCAGAATTATTTACTGGAACTACACTAATAACTTTTCCATTAATTCCTAATTTTGCAAAGTGTGCCATAATCTTATTAACCTCTATTGAAACTTATATCTTACTATAACAATACCACTACCACCATTACCACCACCACGGCCTGCCATACCACCAGCTCCACCACCGCCTCCGCCAGTGTTACTTTGACCAGATTGTGCTCCACCACCAGGTCCTGCACCGTTTCCACCACCACCAGAACCACCTGATGCTCCTGAAGGGGCATGCGCACCACCGCCACCGCCACCGCCTCTTGTTACATTTGAGCCGCTAATAGTTGAAGGACTTCCTTGTCCACCAGGACCACCGATTGTTGATGAAGGACTTGGGCTTCCACCATCGTTAATTCCTCCTCCGCCACCACCAGCAGAGCCACCAGCTCCACCTCTACCACTTCCTCCTGGATTTCCTTGAGATGGACTAACAGGTGGACTATTTCCTGAACCTGCACTTACATTTCCACCATCGGAGCCACCACCTCCACCACCGTTTCCTCCAGATTTACCACCTTGATTACTATCTCTATCTCCACCACCACCCCCACCAGATGCTGTGAAACCAAAAGCACTTGAAGAACTGCCATTACTACCACTCGTATTAGGTGCACCTCCTCCGCCTCCTACTGAAACAGGATAACTCGTAACTGAAACAGGAGTTCCTCCTGTTCCGGGATTTGGATAATTTATTCTGTATCCACCACCTCCACCAGCTCCAGCGGTACCACCTCCTCCGCCTCCTCCGCCTGCTATAATTAACCAATCTGCACTATTAGATCCGAATGCATTTCCAGCCTGACTTACAGAAAAAGTTCCAGGACTTGTAAATGTATGTATTTTATAATCTCCAGAAGTTGATGTAGATCCTCCAGATGCTACAACATACAGTGATCCTGGTTGTACTAAAATTGAAAAAGCTCTATCACTAGTAGCTCCTGATGTATTGGTGGCTCTTACTGTAAAATTAGAAGTGGTGTCAGATCCAACATCGTTTGCCGTCCCAATAAAGGCTCCAGTAGAAGAGTTTAAAGTAAGACCAGATGGTAAGCTTCCTGATTGAATTGAATAAGTTAAGCTTCCTGTAGAAGTAGTCGCTGTAACAGGACTTAAAGTACCATTTGGATCAGCTTTTTCAGCAGGCGACTGTAAAGTCCCCAATGATCCTGAAGCTGTAGCAAAAGTAATTGTAGGTGCATCAACAGTTATAGAGAAAGCCCTGTCTGCAGTCGTTCCTGAAGTATTGGTTGCTCTAACTGTAAAATTTGATGTTGTATCTGATGAAGTTGCATCAGCGCTACCTTCAAGCGCTGCTGTCGTTGAGTTTAATGTTATTCCACTCGGCAAACTTCCTGATTGAATTGAAAAACTTAAAGTTCCCGTAGATGTACTAGCACCTGCAGAATCTAAATTACCTGCTGGATCAGATCTTTGGGTATCTAATAAAGTTCCTAAAGATCCTGAGGCAGTAGCAAAAGTAATTGTGGGTTGTTCTACAGTTATAGAAAAAGCTCTGTCAGAAGTGGTTCCAGAAGTATTTGTAGCTCTGACTGTAAAGCTAGACTCTGTTGTAGATGCAACAGCATTAGCTGTGCCTTCTATGGCACCTGTGCTTGAATTTATAGTTATTCCAGAAGGTAAGCTTCCTGATTGAATTGAATAACTTAAACTTCCCGAAGATGTGGTAGCTGCAGGGGATGATAAGTTACCTGCTGGATCAGATCTTTGTAAATCTGTTAGGGTTCCTAAAGATCCTGAGGCAGTAGCAAAAGTAATTGTTGGTGCTTCAACAGTTATAGAAAAAGCCCTGTCAGAAATAGTTCCTGTTTCTGTAATAATAGCTCTGACTGTAAAGTTAGAAGTTGCTTCAGATGCAACAGCACTTACAGTTCCTGTAAATGCTCCTGTAGTCGAATTTAAACCTAGTGAAGAAGGTAAACTTCCTGACTGTATAGAAAAACTTAAAGTTCCAAAAGTAGTTGTCGCTGCTGCAGAAGATAAATTTCCGTTCGGGTCACCTCTTTGAGTATCTGATAAAGTTCCTAAAGATCCTGAAGCAGTATTATAAGTTATCACAGGTGTTACAATTGGACCAGAATCTCCAGCACTTGAAACAAGCCATCCTTGGGTAGCACCTGAGTAAGTTAAAGTTAACGCTTGTCTATTTGTAGAAATACCTTGACCTGATGTTGCTCCTTCAATTTTTTCACCAGATTGAGGAACTAAAAATATTGCATTTGTATTTGCGTTCGAAATATAATCAACTACTGCAACAGATTCTCCTGCTACTCCTGTTGGTAAAGTTACAGTGACAGTATTTGAAGAACTGTCGACAAAATAACCCTCACCTGCTGCCGCATCAAAATTTGCAGTTTTGATTGAAGTTACCCAACTTATATTTCCAAAACCTGATTGAGAAGCACCATCTGCTAAAATTACTGTGTCCCCCGAAGCACCTACGGTTATATCGGTTCCTGATTGACCTATAATGTTACCACCATCTGTTGCCTTTAATGCAGCAGATTTAAGATCTCCCGATACCGTAAGATCATCAGATAAGGTTACGTTATTACTTGCATCTTCTAAAACAGATTTAGAGGCAGGACCTGTCACGAAAACATCAAGGGTCTCTCCAGAAAAATTAATTTTTGAAGTGTTGCCTGCTGAGTTACTTATAACAGTTGTTCTCTGTAAAGTTGTTGATGCCGATAAAGTTCCTAATCCAACTTCAAAATTAGCTGTTCCTGATTCTGTGATACAGTAATATGTAGTATTACTAGTTCCAATACCAGAAGCAAAAGTTAAGAAACCTTGGACAGCACCTCCAAGTGTGATATCTCCTGTTCCAGAGGTTGTACTAGTTTCTCTGACCCTATCGTTAATGACAAGTGCCATCTAAACCTCTCTTACGTTAATCTTAATATTGCAGCAGATGTTGTAAATGCAGGGAACTGAATTGTAAATGTTCCTGCAGTTGCAGTTTTATCTCCACCAAAATCTAAAACACAAACAGCATCAGTAGTACCTGAACCACCGTCAGTTGTTGTATTATAAATTAAAGCTCCTCTAGCTGTTAATGTTACTCCTGTAAAAGATAGATCAGCAAAGTCAGTAATTGCTATTGCTGAAGATACTTTTACTCCTTGATTAACAAGTGCTTTACCACCTGCAGTATATCCTGAAGAAGTTACTTCAGTATTAGATCCACCACCTGGGTTTGTTGCATAGTTTTCTGTTGAAGCACCTAAAGTTGCTGCTGATGTATACATCGCTAATTTATATGTATCAGATGATGTATCAAAGTCGTGTTTTCCTTGAAGTAATTCTTTTTTAAAAGAATTACAAATTGCGTTAGTTGTTATAGCCATAATAGTTCTCCTTTAATTTTATGGTGATGGTGAAGGTATCTTAACTCTTGGTACCCCATCATCGTATTCTGCTCGTCTTCTTCTCCCCATTTGTTGGAGAGCAAAATTCTGTACACCTTCATTATACTTACTTTTATATAGATTGTACATATCCATCGGTCCTTTTAAAAATCCATAAGCCTCTGCTAAAACGCCATCTAAAAGCATCCCTTGTTGGTATTCTGATAAGTAAGTATTGTTACTTGATGTAAAGCTAGGGGGTGTGATGATATAATTAAGTTGTACTGCATATGCTTGGTCTGGTGTAGGTGCAACTACAATAGATGTTTCATCCCAGTTAGCATAATATTTTGGAAGTCCTGTAGCTCCACTACCATTATATTCTGTTATAAAACTAGTATCTCTTTTTTCCATAAAAGTTCTAGTTCCAGATTGATCAGTTGTACTAAATACTTGTAAAGATCTAATAATTAAAAAATCGGCTGGTGTAACTAAATATCTTTTATTTGCAGTAAATGATGATGTTGCATATTTTCTTGTATCATCATAATCAACTTTACCTGCAACATCTAATTCTACATTTCTTATAAATTGTCCAATAATTGTATCGCTTAAAACATTACTATCTACTTCAGTAAAGTTTCTCACTTGTGTTAAAAAATCTGAATAACTTATGGCCATTATGTAATACTCACTGTTACAGTTCCTGTTGTCATAATTAATTTTCTTCTTCTATTTTGCAAAGAAGGGTCAGCTGGTTTCATAGTGCTTATTACAACACCAGCACTTGTTAAAACACTTGCAGGTTGAGCTGTGATATAAGAAAAATTACCAGGAAGGGTTAGATTAGCCACACCAACCATTGTACCTCCTGAATTAGATTTAGTATTATCATTACTAGCAACTGTTTGTGGTTGTTGGAATCTTTGTGGTCTTGTATTTTGTAAAGCAATAGCATCAGCAGTAAAATGTCTTCTTCTTATTTGAGGATGTTTAGGTTCAAATTCAGAATAATGAACTAAAGATCCGTTCCACTCTTTTACCATTTCAGTGTAAGGAAAAGCCATGCCAGATCTATCTGATATTGCTAATGATCTTTTACCTGTTGCCCATTTTGCCATTATTAAACTCCATTAGGATAAAATGATTGAGGTGTAATATACGTAGAAGCTCTTTGACCATCTTCATCCAAAGCTCTTTTTAATTGATCTTCGTAAATTAATTTATTTTGTTGAACTAGTTCGGGTGAATTTTTCATAGCTAAGTAATAAGCTAAGCCCGCAACCATACAAGGTAAAAATCTAAATACTACATCTGCATCATTAGTGTAAGCACCTGCATCTTGTATTCTTTTAATAACATAATATTTTAAATAAGTGTAGGTGTTTAAATCTGGTGCTTGATATAAATATATTTTTGGTATTTCTTGTCTATCTACATAATATTGTGATGGTTGACCTGTAGCCAACTTATTAGGTAAAGCTGCATAAGCTGATCTATCTATTTTTGTTAAAGACACATCTTGAGTATTTACAGTATTAGCACCTGCACCAGTAGTTGAAACAAAAGCTTCTAAAACATCACTAACTCCAGAATCAACAGCATATTCAGCTT